TCTACAACATTATATTTTTTAATAATTTCTTGTTTTTGTTCTTCTGTTAGAACTTTATGTGGAGGAACAAGCTTATTATCTAAAATATTATACAAATAGTTATGTAAATTATATATATTTATATAATATTCATTTCTTTCGTATTGCATTTTAAGAGTGTTTATTAGACTATCATTTGGATCATCTTTTGTTACAATAACTAGTTCATCATCTTTTTCTAAAATTTCTTCTATATTATAAAAATCTTCTACATAATCTAAAACATTAGCTGGTCTTATCTTTGTGTTAAGATGATATTTATAATAAATTTTTTCTCCTGTTTCTTTTTTTAAAAACATATCCAACTGTTTATTTTGATATAATATACCTATTTCATGAATACTAAAACTATTAAATTCAGATGTATCGAAACCTCTTCTCTCTGCTAAATTCAGTATAATTTTTCTAGATTTAAATATATTTGCAATAGTTTGACTGTTGGTTGCTTTTTGATTCATTTTATATAAATTAATATAAACATTTTATATTAATTTCAATTTTAATTAAATATATTATTCTGATTTTGTGGTAACAGATTTTGTGTCTTCTTTAGGTTTGCTATCAGATTCTTCATCCCCCTCTATTGTAGATAATTTTTCTAATCCTGTAGTATCTTGTTCATTAATTTTTTTTACAGTTTTAACTATTTCTCTTCCTTCATCGTCTTCTACTTTATTTAATATATCACCAATATTTGCATCTGCTGTTTTTTCTGTTTTAATAGTTAAACTAGGGTTTTCATTATCATCATCACTTTCATCTATTTCTTCTTCTTCTAATTCATCCTCATCATAAAGTGTATCTATATATTCATCTCTGGGCATATATTTTTTATTAGGATATTTTTCATCTAATTTTGCAATCAATTCTTTCCAATCTTTACCGTATTTCTCTTCCATTTTTCTTGCATAATATTCGGGATCACTATCTCTGTAAAATTCAGGAGGAGGTCCAGTAAAATCAACAAATCCATAATCATAAAAACTATCAACACTTTCCTTACTATTAGGACTGGGTGTTTTAAAAGGATAATCAGGAGTTGATGGCCCGTATTCAGCTCTAGGAGATGGATAAGGATCATATGCAGCTTCAGGACTATTGGGTTTAAAATATAGTTCAGATTCATTTGCCATTATAAGCTCATTTGTTTTAATGTTTTGAAGCGTATATTCTTTATCATCTAATCTATCTGAGGGAAGCGCAATAATTCTAAATTCTTCATCTAAATAACCTTTTACTAAAACAATATCATTTACTGAAAAACCAACCTTAAAAGCCGGACTATCTTCTTCTGTACCTGCCATTGCGTCACCAACATCAAAACCTTCTACTGCTTCAATTGTCTTATATTTAAATGTTTGTTTGAATGGTTTTTGCTCGTTTCTTTCTTCAGTAGGTGTTTTTTCTTTTATTAATGGAGCTTGCTTAAATTTATCAGATTGATTTATGTGTTGAGAAACTTCTTCTAAGTTTTTAAATCCTGTTAATCTTATAATATCATCTCCTTGAGTTAGTGACATCAATTGATCAACATTACTTTCTGTTACAATGCGCATTTGAATATTCATTGCTTTTAATTCTTGCATAAGTAATTTAAAGGCATAAGGAACTCTTACAATACTAAAATCTCTTCCATACTTACTAACATTGGTTACATTCATTTGATTATCAATAGAAGTTACAAATTTCAAAGGCCCATCAGCCATTGGACTTAAAAATATTTTTTTAGATTCGTTGTATGCTGCTACACATCCTGTTTTATTGCATACAGCCATGTAATATTCATCTCCTCTAACTAACATAGATTCTTTAATAAATCCTGATAATCCGTGTGCAATTAAACAATCTCGGTCCATTTCTCCTATTCTTAAACCGCCATTATTTGCTCTACCCTGAACTGTTTGCCTTGTTAATACTGTTCTAGGACCTCTTGCTCTGTAGTTAATTTTATCCTTAGGCATGTGTTTTAAACGTAAATAGTATGTTGGACCGAAATAAATTTCTGTTTCTAATTGTTCACCTGTCATACCATTATATAAAATTTGATTTCCACTAGAATGATATCCAGCTCTAGTTAAGTATTTACCAAATTCAACATGTTTTGAACCCTTATTTTGAAAAGCAGTACAATCACCAAAACCACCATATATACCAGCTACTTTACTAATAATAGTCTCAACTAAATGCCCTATTGTCATTCTACTAGGCATCGCATGTGGATTTACAATAATGTCGGGTCTCATTCCATCTTCAGTACAAGGCATGTCTTCTTCAGGTAATATAATACCTATTGTTCCTTTTTGACCTGCTCTAGAACAAAATTTATCTCCGATATCAGGGATTCGTTCACCTCTAACTCTTATTTTTGCAATTCTTTTACCTTCTTCTCCTCTTGTCATAAAAGATTTATCTATAACACCTACTTGACCTTTTTTTGTAAATACTGAATTATCAACATATGTATCTAAATCAGTGATACTATTAGATGCCATACCAATAACGACTGTTTTATCATCAACAACACTATTTTCTTTTATAATACCCGATTTTTCGTCTAATTTACTGTAGTCATATCCAGGTTTTAATCCTATTACATTATTATTATTAATATTCATAAATTTTTTAGAAACATCTATATTTCCAATTTTATCAGTCTCTTCATGTGCTTCATACATATTGTAATATGTAGTTCTGAATAAACCTCTTTTCAAAGAACCACCATTAACTATAATAGCATCTTCAACATTGAATCCACTATAGCACATAATTGCAACAATTGCATTTTCACCATAAGGATGTTGTTCTTTTGTAGCATAATCTAAATATCTGCTTTTTGTTAAAGGTATTTGTCCATAATTTAAAACCAAACTAGTTTTATCGATTCTATTGTTAAAATTACTGTGAAACATAGAAACACCCTGTTTTCCTTGTCCACATGAGAAAGCGTTTCTAGGATAAGGATTATTTTCAGGAAATATAGTTTGATTAGCCATTATACTTAATAATAATGACGGATGTATTTCGGTATGTGTCACTCTTTTCTTTTTAAATTCTTCTCTTAAATCGTTTGTTTGTGCTAAAACAATACCTTCAGTTTCTTGAGTATCTAAATACTCAACAACAGATGCGTTTCTGATAAGTTGTTCTATTTCTTTTCTGTTAACTTTAATCTCGCAATCGTCTTCTAATAATTCTTCATCTTTGTCCTTTAAACCATATATTATTTTTTTCCATGTTATATTATCGTTTTGATAAAGTTCTAGAATATTTTCTCGTTCAAAACTTAAAACTTCATCCATCATATAAAAAAGAGGTCTAGTAGCTCTACCTGCATCAGTACAAATTTGTATTTCATTTCTTGATATGTTAAAGTAAATACTTGTAAAAATATTTATTAAATTATTTCTTCTATGTAATTTCATTATATTTACAATAGGTAAAGGATTATGAGTACAGCCGATCCATGCGCCATTCAAAAATATTTTTGTAGCGTTTGCGAGATATTGTAATGAACATTCTTCAAGTAATTTAATTCCTTGATCATTTATCTTTCTTATATAATTAATGTATGGTTTTGCGGAACAACCACTTGTAATATGAACAGAAGTTGATAAATGTTTATGTAATCCGACATTTCCTCCATCTGGAGAATGTATAGGACATAGTAAACCTAATTGTGTTGAACTTAATAACCTAGGTTGAACTATTTTTGCACCATCAGAGCTGATATGTAAATTTGTTTTTCTTAGTTGACATAAAAATGAAAAAAAAGATAATCTAGTTAAATCTTGTACAACACCCGGTCTTTTAGTATGTGCTTCAGAACCCCAATCCCCTTTAAAGGCTTTTCTAAAACCAGCTTCAACTATTCTTTCTGAAAAAAACATTTTTTTGTTAGATACAATCAAACTTATAAAATCTTCATTTTGGTATGAAGTTGCATTATGTTTATAGAACCACTCTTTATCTATTTTTAAATAAATATTATCTTGTTGTTTTTTGTAATATTCTTGAAATAATTTGTGTAATAAAATGCCTGAAACTTCAATTCTTTTATATCTGTAACTATCCCTATTAGTAGGTTTATCTACACCTAATTTTACATTAAGTAGTCGTTTAACAATATATCCTATATAAAGTGCCTTTGCTTTAAAATTTAATTCACCAATATGTGGTAATAAATAATTCATTAGAATTTGTAACACATGGTTTATTGTTTTACCTTTTGTTAGTGTAGCAATATATTTCATAGCTGATTCTTGTGTAAAGATATTGCCTGCATCATGTATAGATGATCTAAAAAGTTCAATATAGTTTTCAAATTTTTCCATATCTAATAGGCAAGTTTGTATGATTTCTTTATCAGAAATAATACCTAATGCTCTCATTAAAATAAATAATGGAACGGGTTTTCTAATTTGTGGAATATTAACAACAATATTATCGTTAACAGAAGAAGGTTGGGGTCTTACTATTCTAACTGATAATGTTCTATTTGGCTTAGATGCATCTTCTGAAACAGATCTAATTTCAGCAGCAAAAGAATAAAGATCATTTATATCTTCTAATATATATAACTGATTATCAGCTCTGGCTTCTTGTGATACAATTGCCTTTTCTTTACCATCAATTATAAAATATCCACCCGGATCATTTCTGCATTCACCTAAGTTATATCTAACTTCAGAGTCTAATCCTCTCAATAAACATAAATCAGATTGTAACATAATAGGGAATCTACCTAATAAAACTTTTTCTAATGTTATTGTTTTTTCAACAACACGAAATTTTTCCATTCCAGATAAACCTTCTTCTTTATCTATTAATATCTTAAATTCAACATCGACATCATAATGAACAGTAAACATGTAAGACATATTTCTAAGCCTTGCTTCATTTGGATACATATAATGGGCTCTTTCTCCATTTCCATCGTTATCGTAAATAATTGGTTTACCATAGTATATTTTGTCTGCTTCTTTTCCACCTAGATAAAGATTACATTCGTATTTATATTCCTGAGTTTCATCGTCTATTTCTTTAAAAAATCTAATTGGATTTCTATCTTTAAAAATTTCTCTTATTCCAGTATTAAAAAAGTTATTATATGAATCAATATGATGTTTTACTAATAATTGAGGATTATCCTTAAATAAATGTTCTATTGTTTTCCATGAAATAGCATTAGAATCCATATATACTATATGTTTACCTTTTTTTTAAAAGATAATTATTTTTAATAATATATCTTTTAAATTCGATGTTTTAAAAATAAAATAAATAATGCAATAATTACAAACATTAAAATAATTGGTAACAATATTAATAACCAAGAAACTTTTGTATATCCTTTTTTACATAATATGTTTAGTATATAAGTCCATACGGCTATATAAATAAATTTAAATACAAAATACAAGACTTTATTTACGGGAGTTTGTACTTCGAATGAACCGCAACAATAAGTATTGGGATTTTGTAAATTTTGAAATATCATACCTATTAAACTGAGTAATGAAAATCCTAAATAAAGTTGTGCCGGAGTACAATATGATTCTAATTGTTTTAATATTTTCATATATAAACATATGAGAAAATTAAAAAATAGTATATTTGGCTGCTTTAATAGAACCATTTTTGTAAAAATCAGGTACGTCAGCACTAGAATATGGTAAGATTTG